TTGGGTTAGAAAGACTAATGCAGCTAAGACAAGAAGCTAAGATGGGCTTAAAGCAAATGGAAGCTATGGGTCAAATGGGTAACAGCGAAGAAGCTACAATGCCAGATGACTTACCATTTAATATGGCTGACCTTATTATAGTTGGAGCAGAAGGTGAAGAACCTAAAGAGATGGCACGAGGTGGTGTAGTTCATATGAATCCAGGGGGATATCTTCCTAAGTTTGTAGATCAAGGTGTAGAAACTGCACCAATAAACATAGAAAACTTTGATACAACTTTACCTGATCCAGACTTTTCAAACGTTAAGAAATATGTAAACAAAGAAGGTAAGGTAAGATTTATACCATTTGGTCCTGACGGCAAACCTTTGTATCCAATTCCTGTAGGTTTCTTTCCAGAGGGTGAGTTACCTGAAGACACACCAACAGAAACAGAAGAGGCTATACCAACTACCCCAACAGATAGTGGCAGTGATAGAAGACAAATAAGAAAGTCTCCATTTCAAGAGGCAGGTGG